TTGGTTTTTGCGATGACTTGGATGGTGTGGGGGTCGGCGGCCTGGGTCAGGTCGCCCATCTTCCCGTTCCACACGTGCGGCCAGGCGTTGTAGCCGTAGCGGGGCAGGCCGGTGGTCGAGTCGCAGGCGTCGTCGCCGGCCAGCGGGGTCCACAGTTCGAGGCTGAAGTGTTTCCCGCCGATGCCCTCCATGATCGCGAACCCGGTGCCGGTGGGGGATTCGGAGTAGTTGAGCAGGCACGCGTTCACGGCGGCGACGAATAGGCCCGGATTCCACAGGCACAGGTCGATCGTGACTTCGATCTCAGTGAGGGCGTCCTCTTCGCCCTGGAAGTTCACGCACGGCTGCCCGTTGGCCTTGCGGAGGAACTTCCGCTCACCCTCCTCGTACTGGAAGGACTGGGCGACCTGGGTGAACCCGTCCATGACGATCTGGCCCGGGGAGGCGTCGGAGTCCCCAACACCGGTGACAGGCACCCCGCAGGAGGTGAGAGAGGTCACGCGGATGATCGACCCCTGGATGGGGTTCGCGCACCGGATGGCAACGGTCATCAGGGGCCTCCGCTATGCCGCTGTGGAGACGACGCCGGTGTCCCGGCCGCCGGTGGAGATGGGGATGGCGAAGTGGCAGCAGTCCCAGCCGAGGACGTAGGTCCGTTCGGCGATCATTTTGAGGGTGTTCTCGGTCCGGTCGAAGGAGTCCTCGCGGCGGAACTGGACCTGTCCGGAGCGGTAGGCGAAGACGGCGCCGGTGGCGTAGGCCCATTCGGCGCCGGCGGTGGTGGTGCCGTCGGGGCCGGTGCCGGGGTAGCCGTTGCCGATGGCGACGAGGTTCCCGTTGATGGTCTGGAGTTGCTGGGCGACCTTTTTCAGCAGCCCGTAGGCGTCCATCGCGACGGCGATCATGGGGGTGATGTGGATGACGCCCTGCTGGCCGTAGCAGTCGGCGAGCCGTTTCTCGAGCCAGCCGAGTCCTTCGACCGGGTCGACGGTGCCGGTGATGGTGGTGGCCGCGGTCTGCAGGGTGACCGCGAACAGGTCCCCGGTGGACAGGACCGCGGCGTTCGCGGCCAGGTGGGGGTACACCTGCAGGTTGTTCGCGCCGACGGGGGCGGAGCCGGTCCAGAAGGCCCGTTCGACCTGCCAGGATTCGCTGCGCTGCAGCGCCGCGGCGACCAGCTGCTCCGCGTCGGCGAAGGTCGGGTCATCCCAGAACCCGCCGACGGGGGAGCAGTCGATCTCGGCGTAGGGGGTGAACGGGGTGGCGCCGCGCCAGAACCGGCCGGCGGTGGGGGCTTTGGACCCGACGCCGGACACGGCGCAGAAGTCGTCGAACGTGACCGCCCCGCCGTTGCCGCCGTTGAGTCCGCACAGGGGGCCGTAGATGACCCCGTTACGCCAGTGCTGGTCGGCCACGTCGTAGCGGGTTTGGACGACGGACAGCAGCCCGTACGGGGACGGTGTGGTGGTGGGGGGTGACACCTCAACCCGTGGACCTGGCATTCGATGTCACCCCCCTTTTTCCTCTCCAGCCGACCCAGATGGAAAGCATTCGCTGTTACGGGCAGCAGGCGGTCAGGTCGGCTGCGCCGGTGGTGCCGTCGGAGCAGATGTTGACCGCGTAGCGGCGGGCCTCGTGGCCGAACCGGGCGATCAGGTGGCACTCCTCGAACCAGGCGGCGGTGTGGTCGTTCTCCGCGTTGAGGGTGGAGTCGCGGACGACGCCGAGGTCGAGGGTCATGCCGTTGCCGCGGCCGAACGTCCCCGGCGGGTAGATCATGAACTCGGCCGAGGTGGGCCAGGCGGTGAGGGGGGTGGAGGTGCCGGGCAGGCCGGTGGAGCGGACCTGGTAGTCCTGGACGAACTGGGCCCGGATGCCCCGGCAGTCGAACCAGGCGGCGATCTGGGCGTCGGTGACGCACATGAAGTCCGACACCCCGGTGCGCTTGGCCAGGTCGGACCGGACGACGGACAGTGCCCAGTCGGGGTAGATGGCCTCCATCGTGTCCCGGGAGCACATGCCGTAGCGGGTGCGGTAGTCCACCGCGGCGAGCTCGGTCACGCCGAGCAGCGGCGCGGCCGCCCCGGATCCGGCGGCGCAGCCGGCGCCGGTGATCTGGGTGGATGCCAGAGACAGCATCGAGGAGATGTAGCGGACGTTCTTGACACGGTCGAACGCGGACATCAGGAGGGCCAGGAAGTTCCGGGTCGCCTCCGGCCAGGCGTCGTCGGCCAGGTTCCCGGCGGTCAGGCAGACGCCGTAGCACTCCAGCCGGGCCTCGGTCATGCTCGAGCAGGGGACCCGGATGCACGGCTTGTTCGGGTTGCCGGTGACGGTGGAGATGTCGTCACCTTCGGTCCACAGCCACGGCACGGTAGCGTTGGAGAACGTCGCCCCGAACGGGGCCACGGCCGGGGAGAACACGTCGGCCAGAGACGGGGAGACGGGCCAGCGCAGGCCGCCCCGCTGGACGCCGAAGGTGGGCAGGTCGATGGCCCCGTCGGCGCAGGCGACGTTGAAAAAGTCGTAGCGGATCTCGGACGGGGCGCACCAGCCGCCGCCGGCGACCAGGACGTCGCTGTTGGTCAGTTTCTTGATCGTCCGGTCGACGAGGCCCCGGTCGCTGCCCCATTCGAGCACGTCGGGGTAGGTGTTCTGGAAACGGGCGACGGTGCGTCCGCCGTAGGGGCCCATCGGGTTGAACGATGGGGAAGCGCCCACGGGCAGGGTGCGGGCCTGGTGGTGGAGCAGGTCGACGAGGGTGTCGATGTCGGCGATGGGCTGGCCCTGCTGGATCCGGGTGGGCAGGTCCGCGGCGGCGGTCAGCGCGAGCTGCTCGGCCGCCGGCCCCTGGACGGCGGGGGCGGTGCGGCGGGCGCCGGACAGGGAAGGGTTGAGGGGCTTACCCGGGTTGAGGCCGCCGAGTTCGCGCAGGCCGGTCCGGGCCCCGCCGGTGGGCCGGCCGGACGCGGCGACCGGCTCGCCGACCGGGGCCGCGGCATCCGCGTCGACGTCGGCAGCCGGTTCGGTGCCGTCGGCCGCCGGGTCCGGGTCGGGTTCGGCCGGCGGGGCGTGGCGGGCCCGCAGCTCGGCCAGCTTCTCGGCCGTCTCGGCCGCCTCGCCGTTGCGGCGCTGTTGGTCGGCGCCGATCGTGTCGAGGGCGTCGGAGAGCTCCTGCGCCCGGGCCAGGTCGGTGGCCTTGGGGCCGCCGTCCTGGTCGTAGATCGCATCGAACTCGGCCTGGGCCTGCTGGTGCAGGGCGGCGATTTCCTCGTCGGTGAGCGCGGTCAGGTCGGGCGGGAGTTGGAACGGGGCGCCCGCGCCGGCGCCGGTGGTCTTAGGCATGTGGGGCCCCCGTGGACGGATGAACGATGGATTTCGGTCATCACGTCTGGCGCGGCCCCGGCCAAACGATCAAGTTGCGGCGATTATACGACGTGGCGGTGTTACTCGCCCTGTTCGACGGTCGGGGCTGGTTCAGCCGGGGCCGGTTCGGGCACGGCCGGCGTTTCGGGGGTCGGCTGCATGGTGCTCGACCTCCCACAACACGACAGGATCATGATGTTGCCTTTCCGGACGGGTGGCGGCCACGCAACTCCGCCAGCCGGGACATGCTATCGCGTCCCAACCGGCGGGCGATCGCCTCGAGCACGGGCCGCAGGTCCGGGGTGGCGTGGCGGCGGAACCGGACCGGCACGGCCGAGGACACCAGGACCCCGTCGGTGACCCGGACGCTGGCGTGGTGGGCGGTCGGGAATCCCTCGACCGGTACCAGGAGGGCGGCCTTCAGTTTGCCGCCCTGCCAGTCGCCGGACAGGGCGCAGCCCAACGCCCGGGTGACCTGCTGCCACGAAACGTCGGGGAGCAGCGCCCCGCCGACCCAGGTGGTACCGTCGGCGGTTTCTCCGACCGCGATCCGGGCGAAGATCGAGCAGGTGTTCTCGTAGTGCTGCGCCGCCCAGCCCGGGTCGGCGCGGCGCGGGTCGACTGGGGAGGCGTGTTCGCAGGACATGGTGACGTTCCCGGCGGCGATCCGGACCGTGGTGCCGTCCGCGGCGACCGCGAGGGCGGTTTTGTTCGCGAACTCGGAGAAGTCGATCCCCCGCGGCGCGAATACGGCCCGCTGGCCCCGGAATGCCCGGTGGGTGACGCCGGCCGGCGCGAGCCAGCCGTAGACCCGGCCCTCGTCGGTGATGGTGAGCGCGCCGATGGCGGGGGCGTCGGTGGGTTCGGTGAACCATTCGGCCGGGGGCAGGTCCGGGATGGTGATGGTGTATCCGGCGGCGGTCAACGTGTCGCCCTCCTCTGCGGCCGGTGGCGGTTCGCCGGTGGTCAGGACCCCCATGGCCCCGAGCGCGTCGACGAGGGCTTGCATCGGTTCGACGGTGGCGTCGGCGAGGGCGGGGACGGACACGGCGGTGATTTCGGCGATGCGCCCCTTGTGGAAAATGATCTGTTCGGGGTCGCCGAACAGTAGGGCAAGGGGGTCGTCGTCGGCCTGTTCGTCGGGGAAGATCAGCTCTACGTCGGCGTCTTTCAGCGACTCGTCCAGCCCGATCGAGGACCAGCGGGTGAAGCCGGTGACCAGCTTCCGGGCGTATTCGAGGGCCATCGGGTCGGCCAGGTCCAGCGCACCCCAGAAGTGGATCTGGCCGCCGGCCTCCCGCTGGGCCCGGGTGATCACGCCGACCTGGGCGGTCATCATTTGCCCGCCGTGGGCCGCCGAGGAGTACTCGTAGTGGAACGCGAACGGCGTTTCCCGCCAAGTCAGCGAATCCTGGGCGAAGGTCCGCAACCCGGTCGAGACGCCTTCCATGACGATTGTGTGGAAATGCTCCACCCCGGGGGCGGCCACGGCCACCCCGTACTCCCCGCCGGTGCCGGTGGCCATGTCGGCGGCCGCCGGCAAAAGTGCTGGTGTGGTCATGGCCGCCTCCAACGGAATATCGGTCAGGTCCCCGCCGAACGCTACGCGCAGCCGGTCGAATGTGACCGGACCGGTCCGGTCGACCAGTTCGGCGAGCTGGTCGGCGTCGTCGGTGTAGATCAGGGTCAGGTGCGGTACCCACGGCTGATGTTGGTCGGGCATCTCCTGCCCGGCGGCGAGGAGCGCCTCTTCGACCGAGGCGGTGACGTCGCTGTGCAGATTGGCCAGGTCGTCTCCGGACAGGCCGAGCACGATGCAGGTGTCCCGCTCGGCGTTGGTCGGGTTGAACAGGTTCAACGCGAACCCGTCGGCCGCGACCGGGGGCCGGTCGGCGCCGGCCCGGCCGACCCGGTCCAGGATCGCGGCCTGGGTTTCGGGGGTCAGCGCGGCGGCTTCGCCGAGGTAGGCCAGGGTGACGTGCAGCTGATCGGCCGGTTCGCCGCCGGCCACCGCCAGCCGGTCCGCATCCGCCTCTGACGGAACCAGGGCCACCATCGCCCCGGTGTGCACCGCCGCCGCAGCCACCAACACCCCCTCGTCGACCGGTTCGTCGAAGAACAGGTAGCCGTTCGACCAGCCCTGGTCCATCACCAGGCCGACGGTTTCCTCATCGCCCAGCCGGACCCGCAGCGCCTGCAGCACGTCGGCGGCGGCGCCCTCGAACACCGGCCCGGCCCGGTCGTCGACCGCGCCGATCACGTTCCCGGTCCGCAACGCCTTCAGTTCCCGTCTCACCGCTGCACCCGCCGTTCAATCTCGGCCAACCGTGCCATCATCGCCCGGTGCCATGCGCCGCGGCCCAGTTCGTCGAACGCGGTCCGCAGCGATTCCAGTCTGGTCCGGGCCCGGGCCAGATCCACCCCGGGCAGCCGGAATGATTGCTTGAACAGGAACTTGCCGTCGACCTGTTCGATCGCGAACCGGGCGAACGGGAAATCGAAGATCCCGATCGAGTTGGCCAGGGAGGTCCGGGCAGCGAAGGCGTACCCGTGGTCGAGGCCGGCCAGCCGGCCGCCTTCCTGGATGAGCCAGTTCCCGGAGTTCCGGTCGGTGTTGAGCATGACCAGATCCGCCAGGCCCATCCGGATCCCGTCTTCGCTGCCGGTGATCGATTCGGGGATGACCGGGCCGAAGGAACGTTCCGCGCCGGTTTCCCCGTCGAGGTGTTCCATGAGGAGCCGGCCCCGGCCGGTGGAGATGGTCGCCGGGGCCCGCACGTCCAGGGCGTCCAGCACCATCGCCCCCAACGTCTCAGCATCGGTCTGACGTTTGATCTCGGCCGGGGTGTCCCGTTGGCGGGGCCCGTAGACCTTGCTGACCAGTTTGCGATCATCGCCATAAGTCAGCAAATCGGTGTGCGCGACGACCCCCCCACCCAACTGCCGGGTGGCGGTGGGGGTCTGCTCCGACAGGACCCGCACGGCGGCCTGACGGTCCACAAAGGTCACCTCAGGCGCGGCTGGCGCTGTCGGCATCGGCCGGAGGGTGAGCCGGGACCCCGGCGGGGCCTCGTCCACCACCGCCCGGGCCAGCCGGATGTCCTCCTCACCGCGGCGGAAGACGTGCCCCCCGCGGATCACCTCAGCCAGTTGGCCGGGCCGCAGCCGTACCCCGGCGGTCGCCTCATGCCGTTTCGGGTCGAAGGAGACGATGTCCCCGGCCCGGTCGATCGGGGTCAGGCCGGCGTCGGCGGCGGCCCGGTCCGCGGCGGCCCGCAGCGCGTCCGCGTCGCCGATGTGGGACAGGAGTTGGTCCCGGGTCTGGCCGGGCAAGCCGGCCCGGCGGGCGGTGGCGTTGATGCCCCGGGCGACCACGTCCCAGTCGATGCGGTCGCCCATGTTGTTGAGAAGTTCGTCGATCTCGGCGTTCACCTCGGCCACGGCCCGGGCCGCGTCGACGTCGGCCTGGCGGAGCCGGTTGGCGAGCTCGAGGTCCCCCGGGCCGGCCCGGTGCGACTCCAGGGTTCGGGCGATGCGTTGCAGCGCCGCGGCGTGGTCGGCGGCCGGGATGTCCGCGACGATCGCCTTGGACAACTCGATCGTTTCCCCGTCGCGTTGCAGCACCGCCCGGGGCCGGATGATGGTCACTTCCCCGCCGGTGCGTCCGTCGTCGACCAGCAGTTTCTGCGTGGCCCGGTCGAACTCGACCCGCTCGTAGGCGTGGCCCTGCAGCGACACGTGGTTGAGGCGGCTCATGTCGGCGATCGCGGCCCGCATCTTGTCCGCGTCGCCGGTGCGGGCGGCGGCCTCGACCGCGTCCAAGCCTTCGGGCAGACGTCCGCCGGGGCGTAGGCCGTTGCGGGCCATGGTGGCCAACGTTTCGACCCGTTCGGCCAGGGCCTGCCCGAACTCTTCGACCCCGACCTCATTGTCGAGGAGGAGCCGCTCCCGTTCGGCGAACTGGGAGGCGATGTCCCCGACCGGACGGGCGGTGTCGATGTCAGCCTGCCGGGCGATCGTTTCCGCACCCCGGTCCCGCGCCGCGGCCGGGGCGGCGGGTTCGGCGGGCCGGTCCGGGCGGACCCGGTCGTCGGGGATCTCGTAGATCAGGGTGCAGCGACAGTTGTGGGTTTCAGCCGGCGCCCCACCCGGGTCGCCGGGGAACGACAGCGACGACCCACCGACGCTGAACGGCTGGTTGAGGGGCTGTTTCTGCCCGTCGGCGACGACGTGACTGGGGCGGGTCCGGCCATCGTTGGTGGCCAACCACACCTTGTCCATCTCCAGCCCGGACACCTGGGCCGTAGCGTAGGAGCCGGCATTCGACGCGGACACCACCTCGGTCCGGGCCACCGCCTCGGCCCGCTTCTGGGACAGAGCCGCGGTCGACCGGACCCGGGCGGCCAGTTTCGGAATCGACTCGCCCTGTTGGAAGCCGTCCAGCAGCTCTGTCCGGGCGGTTTCCCACACGTCGTTGCCGATGAAGTCCCACCGGTTTGCCGCGCCGGCCAGGTAGTCCTCGGCGACCTGCGACCCGATCGACGGGACCTGGGGGCCGACCAGGTCGACCATTTCGGCGTGCAGCTTCCCGGCGGCGTCCCGGTAGATTTGCCCGGTCAACGGCATGATCAGGTTTTGGACCTGGTTCGTCCACAGGCCGGGCATCGCGGCCAGGTCGTCGACCGACACGTAGGGCTGGCCGGGCGGGCCGGCCGGGGCGGCGTCGACCATCGCCTGGGCGATCTGTTCCGGGGTGGGTTCGGCGGCGGCGGCGACGACGATGTGCCCGATCCGGTCGGCCATCTCGTCGCAGACGGCCTGCAGGGCCTGCCCGATCGCGTCGATGAGGATCTGTTCCGCGTCGAGTACGTCCTGGTGGGTGTACGCCTCGAGCCGGTGCACCGGCCGTCAGCCTTTGCGGTGCCGGGCGACGTGCTTCCCGTTGCGG